ATTGTTCAGTTGGTCGTACTTGGATTTTAAAAGATTCTTCGCACCATTGTCAGAATCATTCATTTCCACCATTATTTCCGCACCCTTTGTACTTTGCTCATCATATATTTCAATAACACCCGAAGAAGTGTCTACTCTACTTGGAAAAGTCATGCCATCTGCTCCAAAACGATTTTTGATAACATGAAATCTTCCTGTATTACTAACCTTGTCAGTTGCTTTTCTCGACAAACTAATTACAAAGTCTGCCGTCATTATTTTACGATAACTATCCGCAACTTTTTGTGCTTCAATAATATTATCATCCAATGACGAACGACTTGCCTGAGATGCCGTCCATACCGGAACTCCGAGTTCGCCCGCAAGGCCTCGTAAGTCTTCATAAATACCACCTTGTTCTACATAGGTATTTGCATTATTTGACACTTTACCCGGAGATAAAATATCAGCATAATCAATTACCACCATATCAACAGGATACCCCATTGTACTTGCTAAATTTGCGTGTGCAAGAATTGTACTAACTCCTACACTTTTTGTTGGATATTCCTTAATAAGAAGTTTTCCTTTAATAGTTGAAACTAAACTTTTAACTTTCTCTTCATGTTCCATAATATCTTGAAACGGAATGCCTGTAAAACAACTATCATAACGAAGTCCAACGTAGCACTCATTAAGTTCTAAAGTATAATGTAATACATTCTTACCAGTTTGCATCGCAGATTTACCAAGTGATGCCAAGCACCAACTTTTACCACCACCCGCACTACTAATAATAACACCAAGTTCTCCAGGTCCTAATCCACCATTTGTTAGATCATCAATTACTTCCCAACCTGTGTTGATTGTATCACGTGCAGTTTCAGACATTCTTAAATCAATGTCACGTGCATAATCGTGACCAATATCACGTTCTGTTCCTGCTTTTAGTGCATCATCTACAATTCGTTTAATGGAGTCGTATTGACCACCTTTAAGAAAGTCAACACTTTGCATAATTGCGTTTTTAAGTTTTTGATTTTTACAAAAGTTTAAAAACTCATTTTTGACAAACTCCGCATCATTTGTATCAACTTGTGTGAAGATACTTCTAAGTTGGTCAACGATTGCGGCTTTTAATGAATCAATGTTTACATCATCACACTTAATTTTAAATACATCAAGTGTAGTTGTTCTTTTATACTTATCGTAGTGCGTTAAAATTTCATCTACAATCCATTTATGTGCTTCACTTTCCCAGTATTCAGTTTCAATGATATCGTGAGTTCTTTCCAAGAACTTTTTATCGTCAATTAAGGCACGAATGGTTTTACTTTGAAATGCAGTACCAAACTTTTGTAAAGTATCTACATTATTATTTGTCTCCGTCATATATTAAAATAGATTATCAAATGATTGGAATCCAATCAAGACTTTTTTTAAAAAAATTACGATTGTGAAGAAATCGCATAGTTATTCAGAATCGTCCATGTCTCCATTAACCAATTATGATGATTTGGAAACGCAGCCCACAATTGATCTTCGGCAAATTTTTTACTGAATTCAAACTTATTTAATTCTGTTACAGGTGAATCGACATGGTCGAATATTTTTGTTTGCATACTTGCAGGAAGAATAGAATCAATTAATTGCATCAAATCGTAATTTCGTTTCAATAAACTTTGATTTTCTTCCTTTAAAAAGTTTCTATAAAGAGGCATCTCTTTTTGTTTTTTCTCTGAAATTTGTAGTAAATCGTTTACATTTAATTTTTTATCATCGGCAAACTCTGGAAATGCAGTTTTCAGTTTCTTTTCTCCAACTCCTTTCATTCCCTCTATATTATCACCACGGTCTCCGTCTATTGTTCTATATAAAAGAAAATTGCTTGGGTGAATTCCATATTCGTGTAATACTTTCTCAGGAGTATAAACATTCCGCTTGGTTGGACTATAAACCGTAACATCTTCATCAACCAATTGTAAGAAATCTTTATCGGTACTCATTATAGTACACTTCTTACCAAGACCACTAAAATAAGAACGAGCAAGTAATGCTATAACATCATCCGCCTCAACATTATCCAAGCATAAAGTTGTAACTGGAAGCATATTAAGATACTCTATAAGTTTTACAATTTGTTTTTTCATTGAGTTATCTTCTTCCCCTTGATTCATGTCTAAACTCAATGCACGATTTACACGAAACCGAACATTTTTTTTCATTTTGTAATCAGGAAAAATCTTACGTCTTCGTGTACTACCACCCTTACCATCAAATATGATTATACAACGAGTTGGTTTTCGCAAACGAATAGCATGGCCTATACTTTTTAAAAATCCTGTGTAACCACCGATATGATCTCCATTTTCATTTGTAGTTGGATACATACTCCACACACGCATGAATGTATTCATGCCATCTATGAGCAAAGCATCACTATTTAATGTCCGTTCACAATCCAGTTCATTCTTTTTTTCTTCTGAAAATTCTTGAAATAAACTAAATATTTTACTTTTATCACTCATCTAAAACAGATGCCAATTCTTGTTCTGCAATTGCATCGTTATCTTCAAACTCAACATCTTCGTCAATGACACTATTTGCAGATTCATACTGCATAACAACTTTGTCGCAAATCTGAGTGTATAACTCTTCTTTTAGTTCGGGATGTTCTGCTAACACATTTGGGAACTCTTTTGCCATAAACTTGTGTTCAGTTTCCTTTGAGTCAACATAAGTGTAATATGCACCACCTTGCTTAAATACTTTATGAGTTTTAAGTGTAGTAATCCAACTTCCTAAATCATCAATACCACGATTAAAATAAATTTCAAAAGATGCTTTTCGTTGAGGAGGACCCATACGATTCTTAACAATTGTTGCTTCGCATTTGTTTCCAATTACTTCAGTTGTAGAACCTTGTTTAATTTGCCCAAGATTCTTTAAACGAAGACGTACACTTGCATGGAATGCTAGTGCCTTACCTCCACTCGTTGTCCAAGGATCACCAAACATAACTCCCATCTTTTGACGAAGTTGATTGGTAAATACTAAAGCAATTCTCTGCCTCCCAATCGTTGAAGTCAACTTACGCATTGCTTTACTAATCAAAATTGCTTTGGTTGTTGCAAATCCGTCTTTGCTATAATCAGCGGACATTTCTACTTTTGTAGATGCAGCCGCAACACTATCTGTAACAATAGTAACCAATCTATCTTTATTACTTTTGCGGATCGTTGCAATGATGTTGTCAATGGTAGCAAAAATGTCTTCAACCGTGTCTACATGAACATACAACAATTTACTAGGATCAACTCCTATTGCAGTTAGATACTCAATACTTACACTCGTCTCGGTGTCTATATATACAGCAACTCCGTCTTTCTTTTGCGTCTCAGCAAGAATATGCCCACACAGCAAACTCTTACCACTTTGTTCAAGACCAGTTACTTCTGTTATTCTGCCCACAGGTATGCCACCATTGGGACGATTTGAAATTGCCAAGTCTAATAAACTACTTCCAGTTGGAATCCAATCTGAAATTAAAGAGGGATCGTCTCCCTCGTTTAAAAAGAAGGCAACTTTTCCTTCATCTTTGTATGCAGAATTTAAACTTTCTGCCAGAACAGATGCCAGATCATCTGACTTGTTGGTTGTTTTTGTTTCTTTTTTTCTTGCCATAAATTTTAAATTGATATGAGGGTGGCTGGTCAGTCCAACCACCCCCTTAGTTAGTTTTAAGACTTAAACAACTCTTCAAAAGCTGCTTCAACATCTTCAGTAGATGTTGCATTTGGTTTACTCTTTTCCGAAGTAGCACTTGTAGTTACTTCGGTTTGAGTTGATTCAACAACAACATCAGATTCTTTGTCAACTGATTCTGCCGGAGGTGCATCTTCTTCAGATTCACCACTTACCCATTTTTCAAGAGCATCCTTTAATTCATCGTAACTAAGTTCTTGATAAATTTCTGTAATCTCTGCTTGATTATTAGCAACATTATCAACGATATTCTTGTTTTCGGAGATGGGTGATGTATTTGGTTTAACACGAATATTGGTCTTTGGAAATGACCTTCCTGCTTCTTCAGCAGAAAGAAATTCAATAGTGATGTCTCTTCCACTAGTTGCATCTGTAATGTCTCCATAATCAGGATCTGCGATTACACTCAAAAGTTCTTGATAAACTTCTTTACCAAATCCCCAAAATCTAACACCTTCTGCTTCTTCTCCACGAACGATGACAGGAACAAAAGTTCTCATTTTTGGCATAAGAGAACGACCCATTCTGTAATCATCTTTATCACCACTACGAGTCAACTTTTCAGCAAACTCAACGATTGGGTCTGGACGACCAAATGACTTTGGTGATAGGTATGTTCTGTTGTTAATTCCATAATGAAAATACAACTCAATAAATGGATTATCAGGTTGATGCTTATATGAAACAATGCGAACTTGTTGTTTACCAGGTTGTGGTTTCCATTGGTAGTTTTTGCGATTATTTGTCTGTGACAAATTATTTAACTTTGCTTTAATTTTATCTAGGTCAATTGCCATTTTTTATTCCTTAAT